GGTTACATAGCAACCGCATTGCAGCCGCTGCTGGATCTACCTTTTGCAGCTGGCAATCGAGTGCAGGATGTTGAGCTGTCCACCTCTGACACGTTTGTAAATCACGGATTAAATCAAAAGCCAGAGGGGTTTATTATTACCAAATCAAATGCCGCGCAATCAGTTTATGAATCAGCGACAGAAAACGATTTTCCTGACCGCATCATGATTTTAAAAGCTGGCGGATCTGTAACTGTTGATATTTTCTTTTTTTGAGGTCACATGGCAATAACAAACGGAACCAATATCACAGCATTAGAAAAGCCCGCGGTTGGCGTTGACACGGGGCCAGGATGGGCAACGGCATTAAATAATAGTATTGATGCGATTGATGGTCATGACCATACGACAAACAAAGGAAGCAGAATCACCACGGCAGCAATTAATATAAATGCCGATTTGGAATTTAATGAGAATCAAGCAAAGGAACTAAAGGGATTAATTTTATCTCAATCCAATGCTTCCTCAGATAATTCTGCCATTTATTCAACTTCAGGAAATTTATATTGGAGAAATAGCAGCGGCTCGGCGGTTCAAATAACAGATGGCTCATCCGTAAAAGGTGCAGCTGGAACCATAACAGGAATGGGATCTGATGCAGGAAACCAGGCTGGTGCATCTTACACTCATGGATCCCGCGCATTCAATTTTTTTACAGATGCAGGAAATTCTGATTTTGCAAAAATAAATTTTTCTGATGTCAATTTATATAAGTTTTCAGATGATGATTCAGCAGATTCTGCATATATAACAATTGCCGCAGATTCAGGCATTTCAGGCGCAGCTGGAACCATTACTGTCCCAGGTGAAACAGGGACCATGTTGACTTCAAACTCAACGGTGACAGACATTAATATTACTTCCACAACGGACCTGAAGCCTATTCTTACCCTTAAAAATTTAAATTCAGGCACAACAGGACCGACCTTTAAATTTGTAAATGACAAAGGCGCAGCCGGAGCAGCAAATGATATTTGTGGAATCATCAGTTTTTATGGTGATGATGCCGCCCAAACAAATATGGAATTTGCAAAGGTGGAGGGCATTGTTGCAGTCCATACCGATGGTCAGGAAGGGGGACAGCTAAAATTCTCAGTCGCATCGCACGATGGCGAAATGCAACCAGGTTTGATCATCACAGATGGATCGGCTGAGGATGAGATTGATGTAACCATTGGAAACGGCACGGCATCCGTTACAACCATTTCAGGCACTTTAGATTTAGGTGATCGCGCAATTTTAAATGTTGGAGACATCGATTGTGATTCTATATCAGTGGCAGATGCTGCTAATGGATTAGATGTCAATTTTAATGGAAATACTGGAACTAATAAAATAAGCCTGACTGACAATTTAGCCAGTGCATTGGACATCACTGAATCCTCAAATTCATACATAAAATTTGTTACCACAAACTCATCAGAGCAGATTGTTTTTGGCAAGAATTCCACATTTGCAAGTACCACAATCGCGGACCTTGGCACAGTAACCACGGCAGACATTAATGGAGGAACCTGGCAGGGGACTATCGATGGATCTTGGACCGCATCTGGTCAAACTTGTGCCGATCTGGGAACGGTAACAACTGCCGACATTAATGGCGGAACCGTGGATGGGACTGATGTCAATATGACATCTGGAACCTTAACCCTTACAACTGCACAACAACAGGCTATATCAGCAACGGCATTCGCAAGCGGCACAAAAATGCTTTTTCATCAAACCGCTGCACCTACGGGATGGACCAAAGAAACAAGCTACAACGATTTTGCGTTAAGATTAGTTTCTGGAACAGTGGGTTCACATACAAACGTTGCATTTGAAACAGCTTTTACTGATCACACTATTTCAAGTCATACACTGACCACAAGCGAAATCCCGTCTCATACTCATGAGATAAGATACTATAATTTCAGGGAAGGAAGTGGATCAGTTTATCACATCGCAACAAGTGCTACTGGAGCTGGTGCTTTTAATTCTGGCAGTACTGGTGGAGGTGGCTCGCATGGTCACGGAAATATTGATTTAGATGTTTCTTATGTTGACGTGATAATCGCTACTAAGGATTAAAATGAAATATTCTGTAATTAAAGAGGATCAAGCGATTTACATTGATCAAGTTTCTTTTAATGGTATTGATTTATCAGATACTAAACCTTTTCATGCATTTCAATATAATACGGAATTTGGTGGAGAAATTGAGTTTGAAGAGAAGAATGAACTTTTAAATTCCGATTCTGATATTAAAACAAAAACTGGTATCAGTTTGACAGAATACAAAAAAAGATGGGACAAGGCTAAATTGGAATATGAAAATGATCCACTACGCAAAAACCCAGAAATAATGCCAGGACAATGAGTGATTTTTGCCCACTAATTCAAAAAAAATGTAAAGAACATGCGTGTAAATTTTTCACTCAAATTATGGGGAAAAATCCAAATACAGGTGAGAATGTAAATCAGTTTGATTGTGCTGTTGTTTGGTTACCAATGCTTTTAATAGAAGGGGCGCAGCAAACGCGGCAATCCGGAGCAGCTATTGAAAGTTTTAGAAATGAAATGGTTCGTTTAAATGAAAACCCTAAAAATCTACTGACATGAC